ACGTTTATTTTTCCGGTGCGGTCAACTGTTTTGGGTTGGCCGTTATACACCTCGCGGACTGCCTGCTTTTGCGCCTTTCCACTTACAGAATTGACAATCTGCATACCTAAATCACCGCTCTGAAGCTTATGAGACAGTATTTGGTTCGCGATCCAATCCCGGATGGCTTGCTTGCCTTCCTTTGTGGTTGGGTCAAATGCTCGGCCTAAATAGCCTGCGTATTGCGAGTTCAAGACCGACTCCACTTCATCGCTCGAAACTTTCAACGATATACTTGTGTCGCCAAACTTGTACGGGACTTCTTTAATCGTTTTGGCATAGGTCTGTGCCTCACCAAGCGCTAAACTCTGTCTTTCCGCAAACGTTTTTTCGTTCTGGCTTTTTAGCTCCTTCGCAAAGGTATAAGGATTTTTAACGTTTTCAACATCTTTTCTCAAATTTTGAATACTTTCAATCGCGTCAATAGCGTCTGATTTCATCAATGCAGTTGGGTAGTATTCACCCGAACCAAGGTTGTACTTCTCGCGCAGGGCCTCCTCTACTACATCGTGGCCTAATTGCTTGTACTTGCTTGGGTTCTTTACCGCCTCGGCTATGATGAGGGCTTGAAGTGGGTCCTCCATAAGTTTCTCTGGGCTTGCAGATACAATCTGATTGGCCAAACTTGCAGGGATGCCCTTTCTTCCAAAGGCTACGATGGTCTTTACCTCGTCCATCCCCGCGTAGGGATCTTCCGCCTCTTGCAATAGAGCCAGCCCCTCTTGGATAACTCTCTCACGCTCCTCAATCTCTGACGCTCGTGTTTTAAGCCCCATGAGTTCCTCAAGTCCTCCCTTTAGGTGGTCTTCGTTCTCAAATCCATAGGTTGCGTACCACGGCTGTTCAGCTTGTGTTTCTTCCTGTGCCGCGATTTCTTCTGGTTGTACGTTGTCTTGTACTTCAAATTCATTTGTGTTTTCACTCATATTCTGCCTGTTATTTCGTTTCCAAATTCTGATTCCAGTTGTGCCTCAAGGGATATCTGCTCCATAATCTGGTCCCCTTTGAGTTTCTGTATCTGATACGTTGCGTCGTTTTTAAGTCTTTGAAGCTCCATAGCCTTGGCCATCTCCACGTTTGCCTTCTCGCGCTCCTTCATTATCTCAATTTGAGCGAGCTGCATTGCGGTCTGTCTCTTGGCCTCCTCGGCTACCATAGCTGATTGCTGTTGGGCTTGTGCGTTCTGCTGAACCATCATCATTGAGAACTTCTCCTCGCGGTCACGCGCCTCCATCTCCTCAACGGCCATAAACCAAATAGCCTCATCAACGTCTCCGTTTTTGAGTAATTGTGCAACACGCTCAACGCTTGAAGGACGAAGTAAAACAGACCCGTCTTTGGTTGGAATTTGCGACATTTGAATGGCCCTTTGAAGTATGGCTGATTTCTCCTTTTCGTTAGGGAGAACCTTTGTAGATATAGCAAGTTGGTCAAGAGATAGCCCCTCCATTTCATCTATCGCAGAGAGGGTTTCCTTACCTAATATGCTCTCGTAGAACTCTCTGATTTTCTCGTCGTACTCTATGTCTATTCTTGCCTGGTGGATTATTCTCTCACCAACCTTTTTCTTAAACTCTCTCTCTGACTCCCGTAGCTCCCAATTCGCATGGTTTCCCGCGACGTAGTCAGCCTCCATAACACCAACAAGCCTCTCGGCACTTTGGTCGGGTTGAGCTGCCATTGCGTCTGGAATACCCATAACGCTTTGGATCATCTGCTGTATGTTGCCTATCTGTGCAAGCCACTCTTGACCTTGTGGGCCAAGACCGTTATCGTTTTCCTCTAAAGGCTTTGATACATACTTGCCTGTAGCCGCGTTAAACTTGGTTGCTATTACTCGTATACCATTTTGGCGGTGAACGTGCATTAGGTCAAATAGGTCGTATTCTACCCCACCTATTTTGATGTTAGCGCCCTCGCCAACGTCGATGGTGTATCCTTTTGGTGCTGCCGCCCATACTGCCGCGCGGAGCTTTAAAACAGCGAACATAAGGTCGTCCAAAAGACCCCTTACACTTCTTGTTGGTGACTGACCCTTGATTCTGTGTACGATATAAGAACTCATTGGAGACAATCCCTTCTGCATTTGGTTGGGCTTTTTCTTCCAATCGTATATCATGTCCTGACCGGTTCCGCTGATGATGTATGAACCCTCGTACCAATAGTTGCACTTTACGTCATCGTATGTGTCGTTTGGGTTCTTTTTGCTGTCCTCTACCGGAGTACCGTTCCTCAAATAAGTAACGTAACCCTGTTTGTTTTCGCGCTCTATGTACTGCTTGTAGTCTGTTGACAGATACTCAAACTTTAATACATACACCTTGAAGTCCATCCAAGTCCAACGATTGGTGGTTGGGTCCTTCCTTTCAAATGCCCATTGGGGGATAGACATTACGTCCGTTTGATAAGGAACGTAAGACTTTGCCATTGACTGAATCTTCTCGTCGCTGAATCCCGCTTCTTTTAGTTTTGGGTATATTGATTGTATTGTCTCTACCGCGATGTGGCCTATTGCAACTGGATCATCCTCGTTGTCCTCATTCCAAAGCATTACCACTCTGGCGGGGTCGATGTACTGAACCTTTACTTGCCCTGTTATTGGGTCGTTGTACAACTTGGCGCAACGGAAGTGGAAGTCAATCGCATCACGATTGTAGTCCATTCTTTGCTTTGACCAATTTGATGAGCGGAAGCCAGACTCTGCAAGTTTCTCAAGTGCTACCTCTTGGCGGGCCTTAAAGAAACCAAGCCTTTCGGCCATATTGAGCATATTCATGTCCTTTACAACAAAGGGGAGTTTGAACTCTGGTAAACCAAGCTCCTTTGCCAAAGGGTTTGTGAAATTGCTCTTTACGAATATATCTAACTTTTTATCCTTCTTCTTGGCGATTATGTTCTTGTCAAGAGAGTTGCAATCTAACTTGTAGTCATTGTCCGCAAGGATAGATAGCAGAACTGTGGTTAGTTTTCTCATTGGGGAGAAAATGTCGTAGCTGACATTCGCCATAGCCTTTCTCTGATTCCTTCCCATGCCCCTGAAGACAGACTGGTCTGCCGAACCCTTTGGGGCGTTTGGACCTACCGGAGATCCGTTTGTGAACCAATTCTTGTACTTCTCATTGCTCTGCATCCCCGCGCCGTAGTTGCGCGTCTCTTGCATTTCGGGGAGCTGACTGAAAGAAAAGTACGCTCCACCGGCACAATAGCGCGACCACAATGCCCTTCCGCATCGTAATCCAAAGTCCGGTTTTAGCTTATCTTGCTCTGGAATGCTGTCGTCCGGAAACAACACTCCTCCAGCCAACTGGGGTAATATCATAACCCAAAATTTTTTATATCAATAGCAAAAGTAATAAATTTTGCAAAAAAAACTAATCTTAATTTCATTAGCCTGCATCGAATGTCATAAATCCCCCGCTAACCTCTATTGGTTGGTAGGCTTCTTTGTATAGTTCAGGCATCCTACTCTTGATTGCCCTCAAGCACCACCCCGTCGCCGCGCAAAGGTCATGGTTTGTAAGGTCGTCAATCCCTCTCATTTGCGTCCACTCCTCAACTATCTGCCATATCTTGACGTACTTGGCGTTGTTGTTAAAGAAGGTCATTATATCCCCCGCCATCTCGTTCTTCTCTGCCTCTCCCGCCCAAACCCCTGGCCTTGTGTCTTGCTTGCCGTCTGTGGCTATATCTTTGAGTAAGTATCCGTCATAGACCTTTTCCCTAAAATACTCTACAAGGGCCTCGCCGTCGGGCCACTCTGGATAGACGTATGCGCCAAGGAATATAGCCGCCTTTAACCACTCTTCGTGGTACTCATTCTTGTCCTCAGTCTTTCTGTTGTATATCAAAATCCAGTCGTTGCTTACCCAGTCCCTCCTGTCCTTTGTGTCGGGGTCAACTTGACTGTCTCTTTTGTAGAATACTGCCGCCGCCGCATTTGACTTCTTCTTACCTACGGTGTTTCTCCTGTGGAATTTTACAGGGTCACAGCATAGGAAAAATTTATTCATAACAGAAGGGTCGGGGGCGAATATCGGCCCTCTGTCCGGCGGCGGTATGTATCCTTCCTCTGGGGTAACGATTGTCTTTTTATTCCTCATCTCAAGCGGAGGCAAGTATGCCATAGTCCACGCTCCCTGGGGGTCGTTTTCTACAACTACCTCTCCCCCAAACTTGCCCCCGTTCCAAACAAAGTTTATGTTGGTGGTTATGGGTGTTCTCAAGAACTTTAACTCAGAAACCCTGTCCCTCATCTTCTCGATAGGCATACCCATGTCCTTTGGTATAACCGCAAACGCTTGCTTCCAAGTCATTGGGAAGTTCTGCTGTAGCTTGATGAGCTTCTCCCATTGCCTTTTCTTCTCAAAGTATTCGGCTTGGTTTAGCAAGTAGGATTTAGCGCCCTTGGTTATTAGCTTGCCTTCGACTGATATTACAGGCTCCTTGGGGTCGTCTATAATGCTCTCGCCGTACTCGTCTATGTATCCCTCCACAGCGTAGTAACCAGGTAGGAAGAAGTTTATAAGGCCCGATGGTGTCGTTCCGTTGTCGTTCCTGTCAGAGAAATGCGAGTCGTTGGCTATATCAAAGAATTGCGCTCCACCTCCGGAGTCCATATCGCCCACAGTTGTCGGCATGATGCAGAATCCCCTTATATTCTCCCCGCGCTCAATGGCGGGCTTCATTGTGTTGTACCACCAAGTTGGTATGTTTTGGTCAGCCGCCTTTGCGTCAGTTTTCTTCGCGGGTTCGTCCCTGTAAACAAATGCAATCTCCGCCTCTCCGTCCGCCGCCTTTTCTGTAGATGGCAACGGTGTTATGAAGCACTCCATCTGCTCTGGAACTACCCCCGCGCGGGCGAGACTCGCCATAGTACCCTCGTACTGAAACCTCAATCCTTCCTTTGCTTCCAACTTACCTCTGTAGAATGGTCTAAAGAAAAATGGAAGCTTTCCAACGGGGGTTTGAATCTGCTTTACGAAGATTTTATTCACCGCCTGGTCCTCGTTCATCGCCTGTATGATGAAGGTTTGGTCGGGCATATTGAGGGTCCCCCATGTACAAAAGCAACAAGAGATAGCCGTCTTTGCGATACGTCTACCAGACACAAAGTTTATTCCGTGGACAGTTCTTCTACCAAGCGATATGGTTATGTTTACGTTTGGCTCAACGTAATACTCAACACCCATCTCCTTCATCTCCTCTGTGACGTTTTTTATCTCGCCGTTTGAGTATTTAGTTTTTACCTCCCCGTTCTCCCTGTATATTATCTTGTGCTTGTAGAAAGCGTCTTGGGTCATATACGCATACATGAAGAGGTGGAACATCTTCCTTTGGTAGTCCCTGTAGTCGGGCTTGTTGTTGTTCTTTCCAAAGTTCTTTACCGTCCAAAAGTTTAGGAAGAAGTAATTCGCCCCGTTGAGGTATGTGGGCTTGCCCTTAATAAAGCACCAATAACCAACGTACCTTCTTTTAATCTGTAGTTTAATCCACTCAATCTCACTTGCGTAATACTTCTGATTGTTCTCTATTTCCTCGTAAATATCCTCAAGCCTTACGTCTGTTATCTCCTTGTACTTGGACTTGTTGGTTGCGTGTTTTTTATTGAACACAACCTCGTAGATGAGTTTTACCTTTTCGGGAATGTCTATGTGCGTAAACTTCTGGTCTTTTGACTCAAGCCCATATCCGTCAATCATGGTTATAGCCTCATCCCAAGAAACCTCCCTGCCGAGGAATTTACTATACCACTCATCAAGCTTTGGCAGAGCAATTCTTATGGTGTCAAGGTCTGGATCGTCCTCGTGAAAGACAACCTCGTAATCCTCTCTGACATAGTTCAGGGTATTACCTCTGGGAATATTTCCTTCTTCTCTCTCCAAACTCTTGTATAGTGTTCTGGCTGTATGCCTAAATTTTCTGCCCTTACAGAGAACGTAATAGCCTTTTGAAGGGTTATACTCGTCTCGTCATTCATAATCCTTCTACGGGCATCAACTAACGTCTGCCGCCATCTCTCAAGACCCTCTTGGAAGTTCTTGTCATCATTGGACCTATCCACAGGCTGAGTTAACAGCGCCCTTTGAAGAGCGGATATTCGTATGTCTGCTGTACTCATAATTGAGTAATCCTCCGAACATTGGAGGCGTGTGAAGGCGATGTACCTATCTACCGCCCAATCCGCGTTCATCAAGCACAGTTGTACGAAGCCGCTGTCATCGTCTGTTTCATCCACGATGATATTCAGTTTATTTAGCGTATACCGTTTACGCTGGTTGATGTCGGGGTACGCCTCTCGTACCGGTGTTCCTGGGGAGAACATATAGATTAAATACCTCATCACCTTGTCCGCACTAACATCAGAGGGTAGGTCGTCGCTCCTATCAAAGATGTGCGACTGACTGGCGAGGTCACTAAATCTATAAATGACCGACTCGTCATCAGGTACACCCTCAATGTTGTACGCTATTTTGGTGAAGTCTAATTTAATCATTCTCTACTGCTACTATTACTCTTGGTTGGAAACGTACAAGGTCTGACGTTTCAGCTAACGTAGCATCTAACTTAATGGCAAAGATTTTTCTCATGCAAACAACATCCCCCTTTTTGACCTTGGTGTTATTCCAAATGTCGGCTATGTACTTTGGGGTTCTTGGGTTTGGCACTACAACCTCAACCCTTGCGGTGTCGCTCTCAATCAAGTACAAATCCCCCGCCTTGCGGTCATTTGGCAACAATCTTCCAAGTATGTACCCATTTACGCTAATCATCTCTCCATTCCTTCTTGCAGCGTGTATTGATTTTTGTGGAATGAGCATATAGGTTTTTCCGTTGTTCTGAAACACCTTCTCGCTCATGTCAATTTGATCCCTTGTGAAGGTGGCATCAAACCACACCTCATCGCCAACTTGAGCGTCAAACTCGCACGAATAATCCCACCCGCCGAAGTCCGCATTTTTCTCGGACACCTTCACCAGTTTACCATGCCTTACAGCCTGTTTGCCCTCGTGGTCCTCCTTGTCCTTGTCGTACTCTTTGTTCAAAGACGCGACCATCTGAGTGTATTCGCGAGCCGCTTCCTTGTCCTTGTAGTGGAACTTCTTCATTCTCTTGACAAGGTCAATAACGTCATTTTCATGTGCAAAGTCATTTGATCCCTTGACCTTTGTAACAATCTGTAGCTTTGTTCCGTTGAAATCAACCTCGTTCTCTACAAGCGAATGTATCTCAATGAGACACTCGCCGTTGATTATCCTCAGCCTGTCTATGTCAACCTCTTGGTAGCTCATTTTTTCTTTTGTTTGTAGATACGAAGAATCTCTTTCTGTTTGTCAAAGTTCTTCTTGCCTATGTTCTTTTTATCCTTGAGTTTTATCACAGCCCGTCGCAGGGTGTGGTAGGAGTAATTGAAAAGCTCGTTAGCGTCCTCATCAGACATCAAAAAGTCCACATCATTGCAACCAAGCTCATCCCTCTCAATGTAGTAAGAGAATACATCAATAATTTTTGCGTAGTTCTCTTTAGACTTTGTTCTTATCATAATGCTCCTTTAGTGTTTGGAAGAACATACTTCGCTTTATTCTCTTTTCAATCCTTGTCCCACTTATCTCGTCAAGGGTTTTTTTGTAGCCGTTTATTGCCCGCTCGACCTGGTCAAGGTCCTCGTTAGTAATGTCGATATCGCACAGTAGGAATCTCTTGCGCGCGCCGGAGGCCATCGGGGTGAATATTCTCATCACCTCGTAAATCTCAACCTCCTCCTCAAGGAGCCTCTTTGAAATGTCAATGGCCCGCTTCCAATTACTTGCTCTCTTGTCCATCTTCGTAAATAAAAAGTACGTCTCTCATGTTCACAGAGTGTACGTCAAGGTCTTGAACTTGCACCTTGAATATCTTCTTTGTGGTTGCTATTTTCTGCCCAACCTCAAGATCGCACTCTGGTCCTACCGCCTCAACAATAGCGTCAATGTGACTTTTGTTTATTGAAAGCACTTTAACAAAAGCGCATTCGTCTGGGGGTCTTAAAGTAATCATTTGGCAAAAATATGAAAGATACAAGCACAAGTCAACTCGTGTTGAAAATTAGCAATTTTTTTGATTCAAGGTTTAGTTTATTTCATACATTTGCCCCTGTCCAGTCGTCGTTTGCTTTAGAGCAACAGTAAACGAGGGTTGGATAGGTAAACTAACTTACCCTAATTTAGCCCGTGAAGTTGCTCTTGCGGGCTTTATTTTTTAATCATGAATACAGGACAAATAATTAAAACGAAGGACGCACCTTTCGCTATGGTTCCTACGGAGTTCCTGAGAGACAACCGAATAAGCCTTAAGGCCAAAGGATTGCTTTCTTTTTTGCTCTCGTTACCATCGGACTGGGTTATTTACAAGACCAAACTAACCGACTATTTCACAGACGGCAAGGAGTCTTTGAATAGCGCATGGTCTGAATTAGAGAGGTTTGGGTACATACAATCTGTCCGAATGATAGGGAGCGACGGTCTGTCGAGGGGATTTAACTACATCGTTTACTACCAGCCGGTTTTAACGGAGTGCGGGAAACCCGATGTCGGGAAACCCGATGTCGGGAAATCGGATATCGGGAAATCGGATATCGGGAAACCCGCACCTACATATATAGATATAACAAAGAAAGAAATAACAAATAAATATCTATTCAGCGATTTTTGGAATTCATACGACAAGAAGGTTGATAAGAAGCAGACTGAGGTTGTATGGAATAAAATGTCTGATGATGACCAAATTAAGGCCGTGGAAGGCATGAACAACCACAAATCGGGCCGCGAGCGAAAGTATTGGAAAGACCCCATTAGGTACTTGCGTGACAGAAGGTGGGAGGACGAGCCATTAGAACAGAAACAAATTAAAACTCAAGAATATGACAGACAAAATGCTTGGTAACGTTTCCATTTATAGAAACTTCAATGACACGGTGGGCCACATTGTGTCCGTTGAAAAGGCGCTTGAACGCATCGTGAACGGAAAGTCTAAAGACACCGTACTGCGGGCAAGGAATTTGCCAAAAAAGGAGGCTGACGAGGTGAAGAAAACCTTGCCTGCCGTGTGTTTCAGCGGAACATTTAAGTCAAGAAAGGACTCAGAACTCATACAGCACTCAGGATTTATTGTGCTTGACTTTGATGGGGTCGATGACATCAAAAAGAAGAAGGACCAGTTGTCAAAGCTATCCTACGTCACAGCAGCTTGGGTATCTCCAAGTGGAAAGGGGGTAAAGGCACTTGTTAAAATCAAGTACCCGAACCTACACCAAGAGCATTTTCTATCCATTATGGAGGAAGTGCCAGGTGTTGATAAAACCGGAAAGAATCTATCAAGACTTTGCTTTGAGTCATACGATCCCGATATGTACATAAACATGAACGCGAAGGAGTACGACAAGACCGCATCAAAGGAGAGGAGGGAGATGATTACAATGGTTGTGCAGAGCGGAAACGACGTTTTTGGGAAGTTGATTAAGTGGATGACCTCGCGGGGGGATGCGTTCAGAGAGGGGGAAAGAAACCACTTTGTATTTAAGCTTGCATCCGCTTGTTGTAGGTTTGGAATCAATGAGTTAGAGGCTCAAACGCTCATACTTGGTTACGTTAGCGCGGACTCCAGTTTCACAAGGCTTGAGTGCCAAAACGCAGTCAAGAGCGCGTACAAATCAAGCATGGCCCACTTTGGTACCGCCGAGTTCAAGGAGGATGTTTTAGTCACCAAATCAACAGGGGCGACCGTGGATGTTGTTGTCACTGAAGAGAATGTGGAGGAGATGAGCAAGGAGGATGTTATCTATGCCTCAGATGTTAAAAACTTTGCGGAGTCGATTTATCTGAACGGATACATTCAGGCAAAGGAACTTGGTGTTCCCGAACTTGACAAGCACTTCAAGAGAACCAAGGGCGACCTCACCGTGATAAGCGGTATTGGTAACTACGGAAAGTCAAGTTTTATGAAGTGGGAGATGCTTTTTAGGCTGATTAGGTTTGGAGAGAAGGTCGCCATATTCACCCCAGAGGAATTACCGGCAGAGCAATTCTACCACGATCTTGTAGAGATATACTTTGGTAGGGACTGTACACCAAGGAACCCCCTCAGACCTCATTACGAGACCTATATGAAGATTTATGACTGGATTGGGGAGAATATCTTCATGGTGTACCCAAAGAGTGTTTCTCCCACCCCAAGTTACGTCAAGGAGGTTTTCTTGAGCCTTATTGTAAAGCACGGAGTGGAGAGGGTGGTTATTGACCCCTTCAACCAAATGGCAAATGATTACGGAAAGAGCGGAGGTAGGAGCGACAAGTATCTTGAAACATTCCTGTCCGACTGCTCAAGGTTTGCCAAGAAGAACAATGTGTACTTCGACATAGTTGTACACCCGCACAAGATGAGGAAGGGCGATGACGGAAACTACCCATGCCCAGATGTGTTTGACCTCGCTGATGGGGCGATGTGGAACAATAAGGCTGACAACATTTTGATTTACCACAGACCATTTGCACAGACCACCCCCGACAACCCCTTGTGCGAGTTTCACTCAAAGAAGATTAGACGGCAGAAGATTGTGGGGGTCAAGGGCAGCTTTGAGTTTGAGTTGAACCGCTCCACAAGGAGGTACACCTTTGCTAATACCGACTATATGCAGAGGTACATTGATGATAAGTTTATCCAAAAAGAGATGGAGTTTGAGGAGGAAAGCAAGCCAAAGAAAGCCGCATCTGTTCATCCAAACCTAAACTTCCTCGCCCCTCTTGGGTTTGATTTGGATGACTTGTATATGAGCGATGCCAAGCCACCTGAGGAGTGTCCATTTTAACTATTGTTAACTTGCTAATTACTGCCACATAAGTCGTATATTTGTAAAATAATAACCAACTATAATTTATTACTATGGGATTAAACCAAGGAGGCTCTGCCTCAAAAACGTATCTGACCATCAGCGATGGTAAGATTGCAAAAAAAGTAAAAACCGAGGAACAAGGCGCGGTAAAGTGCGCTTCCAAAGACGGGTCAAAGACCTGGT